CATTCTCAAAACGTCTAAGAAATATCAGTTTGAGTTTCTGCCGACTAATGATGAAAGAGAATTTAAAGATTGCGTTGAAAAGAACAAACCCAATGCGATCATTTACAATCATCATCCAGCAACGTTACGTTGGTTGAACAGTGGTGTCACTCGTCCAATTAAGAATCAAACAAGCATTAAACAGATTGTTTTGTTTGGGCACGAACACGTAGATAAGTTTACTGGTATTGATTCTTATGTGTATACTGACCCAATGATGAAAGTTGAAGAGCATGAGTATGCTGGATTACCTCCAGTCATGTACTACGATGACATTCAATATAGCAAGCCAAATGGTACAATCAAAATTGGCACTAGCGGTATTGGTAACGTGACAAAGAATATGCCTGCGATTATTAAACTAATCAACGAACAATTTACTGAAGATGTTATTCTCAATCTGCACGTATCTAATGGTGCGTTTGTTGATGCTTCAGGTAAACTATCTGAATCATTAATCGAAGAGTGTCGCCGTCTTGCTAATCCAAATGTGCAAATCAATGTCAATCAAGAATTCTTAGATAAAGAAGATTTGATTCGTTGGTTGAATGGTAATGATATCAATCTCTATTGGTATTCAACATCAAGCGTTTATGGTGTAAGCAGTTCTTTAGACAGAGCATTAGCGTCACGCAAACCATTTGGTGTGAATGATTCTAGTTTTCTAAAGCATATGCGTAGAGACTTCAACGACTTGACTAAAACGTCAATCAAAGATATCATTGCCGCTGGCGCTGAACCTCTGAATGAATTCTACGACAAGTGGAATTCAGAAACTGTCGTATCATTCTATGAACGAATCGTGGATGAAATTTGATATTGTATTGCAAGGTGAATGTACCGACTTCACTAAAACAATCATTGCAGAATATAGAAAACTTTCATTCGTAGAAAACATCATACTTTCTACATACGAAAACTCACACATACCTGATGACGTAAGTGTCATATTCAACGAACTAGTCTCACCCAGAGGACTAGGTAATCGTAATCTCCAAATCAATACATCAAAGAATGGTCTGTCATTAGTGCAAAGTAAATATTGCATTAAGATGAGAACAGACCAACTCATTAGAGACATGCCGTTGATGTATGAGTATTGGAAGAACGATAAGCGAGAAGATGGTAAAGTATTCGTTATGGGAATGTACAAAGCGTTTCCATATCACCCAAGAGACCATGTGTTTTGGGGTAGAACGGAAGATGTAGTAAAAGTGTTTGATATTCCGTTTGATATCGAAAGAGGCTCAAATCAAGATTATACATATAACACAAGGGCAGAAACTTACATTGGACAATACTACTATGCGAGATTCGATCCGTCTGTATGGGAACATATAAACGATCCACTCACGTTCTTAGTAGATAGTGCAATACGAAGAAATGAAGCACTTGAAAAAGATTATAAAATTAGAGATAGAGTTTTCGTTCCTTTTCCTAGAGTCAGCATGGCATGGCCTAAACACGGATTGAACGAATATCACTATCACATTGGTAAAGCATATACTGAGTATTGGGCGAATTGAAATGATTAAACTTATTCTTCTTGACATTGATGGTGTGATGACAGATGGTAGAAAATACTATGACAAAGATGGCGCCGTTAGACTTAAAACATTTTGTGATAAAGACTGGACTGCAATCAAGCGATTTCGTGCGTTAGGCATTCAAGTTGCTTTTCTTTCTGGTGATGGCTTCAATGCAAACATTGCAAACAATCGAAACTTGCCATTCTATCTAAACAGAAGTAATGGTACACACACAGACAAAGTAGATTTCTTAGATGAAATTTGTTCGGACTTTAGTGTAATTCCAGACGAAGTTGTTTATGTTGGTGATGATATCTTTGATGTGCGAATTGCAAACGCAGTTGGACTTGCATTTTGTCCTAGTGACGCAGTAAGTGAAATGGTAGACGTTTGTTCGATGTTACTAAATCGTGCTGGCGATAATGTTGTTATGGGTTTGTTTGAAGAACTGCAATCAAGAGAATTGCTTCCTAATTATTATTTTGATGAACACTTAGATGAAGTATATGCGCTAGATGAAAAGGAAAAGTTTTGATGTATGATATAGCATTGTATGGGCACTTAGTATTTGATACAGTAAAAGAAAACCCCAAAACAAACCACGACATTGGTGGCATTGTAAACGTATGGCGTTCATTAAAAGACATAGACCCAACGTTAGACATTTATGTTTGCCCATCTAATATCGGAACATCGACAATCACAATCGATAAAGATAACAGCCAACGAACAAGCGAATCTAAACTAAATTCAATTGGAGTTGACATTAAGGTTCAGCCAGCTTTGATTAGTCACATTGCTTATATCAATGAGATTGACGATTTGAGTTTTCTAAAAGGCATCACGGGTTTAGTTTTTGCAGACATTTGTTCTGGCAGAGAGATAAACAAAGAAGCGTATAAGTATTTGAACTACATCTTTGTGTCTGAAGAAGACAAGCATTTGCTGAGAGACATTGAAGAATTCAAGGGCACAGTCATTACACATTCACCAATGACAAGCTACAATAGCAAAGGTGAAACGTTTACACTAGAAGAAGAACAATATATAAAAGGTGCGAACGTGCTAGGTGCAGGTGACTTCTATGCCGCTTGCTTCATGTATGGAAAGTTGAACACACGATTAGATTTTGAGTGCATGAAAATGTCACATAGATTAACCACAAATCATTTGAAAAGTAAAGTATGAAGACAAACGTATTGGTGCCAATGGCAGGTTTAGGCAGTCGCTTTCTGAAAGAGGGCTTTACTGTACCTAAACAATTGATTAACATCAAAGACAGGCAGTTGATTGATATCTCGCTTGATTGTTTAGACACGACAGACTGTAATTTGATTTTCATTATTCGTGATGAACACGTATACAATTTCAGAATGGATGAAATTCTACGTATGAAGTTTGGTGATGACATTAAAGTTGTTGTGCTAGACCATTTGACTAGAGGTTCGGTTGAGAGTTGTCTGTATGCATCTGAGTATATCGACAATGATGCACCACTTGTTATTCATACACTAGACATTGAATTTGCACCAGTGTTTGACCCTAAGACTGTGGCTAATATTCAAGCCGATGGTGTTTTGTTGACGTTCAAATCAAACAGCGCAAACTACAGTTACGCTAAGTGTGATGATGAAAATTATGTATCTGAAACTGCTGAGAAGAAAGCAATTAGTTCCGATGCGTGTGTTGGTATCTATGGGTTCAAACGTGGTTCTGATTTCTGCAAGTATGCAAAGAAAATGATTGCGTGTAACATTCGCACAAACAATGAATTCTATATTGCACCATTGTATAATCTGCTGATTGAAGATGGACTTAAAATTATTACGCATCCAGTAGACAAGATGCATGTGTTTGGAACACCAGATGAATTTAACTTCTATAAAAAGAATGTTGTTAAGCGTTTTGGTGATAAGCCATTTGCATTGTGCTGTGACCATTCTGGATATGAAGCAAAAGAATTATTCAAGTCAGTACTGAAAGGTCTTGGTAAAAAATACATTGACTATGGCACAGTTGTCAATCGTGATTGCAATTACAAAGACTTTATCAGTCAAGCAGTCAAGGGTATTGAAGATGGCGATTGTGATTATGCGTTTAGTTTCTGTAGAACAGGACAAGGCGTTAACATGTGTGCTAACAAATACAAAGGCATTCGTTCTGCACTAATCTATGATAACAATGCAATGGAAATGGCAGTGCGTCATAACTGTGCAAACTTCTTTGCTATTCCAGCAATGAATGCAAACATAGAGAATCTACACGAATACGTAAGGCTAGGATATCAACATACATTCGATGGTGGTAGACACCAGTTGCGAATTCAGGAACTTGAATGAATGTATCAAACATAAATGATTATGTGAAGGGATGGTTTGTTGGTGACTTCAATCCATCTTTGTTTAAGAACCCATTCTTTGAGATTGGGCATCATAAACACAAAAAGGGTGAGGAGACATTTCCGCACTTTCATAAGGTTACAACAGAACTGAATTACATTGTTCGAGGAGAACTCATTGCGTCAGGTAAACACCTCAAAGAAGGTGATATGTGGACGTATGAGAAGAACGAAGTTTCTGATGTAGAATTTTTAACTGACGTTGAATTGATAGTGATTCGATGGCCTAGCATACCGAGTGACAAATATGAAGCTAATTGCACATAGAGGATTGATGTTTGGTTCTGACAAGACAAACGAAAATGCACCATATCAAATTGAATCTGCGTTAGATAAAGGGTTTGATGCTGAGGTTGATCTTAGAATTGTTAACGGCAAATTCTTTTTAGGACACGATGATCCCACATATGAAATTACACCACAATTTCTATATAAAAAAGGACTATGGATTCACGCTAAGAACTGGGAAGCACTAGAGTGGCTCTCAGACACACAATTGCATTACTTCTGGCACCAAGAAGATTCATACACACTAACTAGTTTTGGCATAGTGTGGGCATACCCAAATCAACCACTCATGGCAAAGAGTGTCTGTGTTATGCCAGAAAAGCAAGGAATTAGCTTAGAATACGCATTTAATCTACCAATCTATGGCATATGTTCCGATTACGTAGGTGCTATTGACTATTTCAGAAAAAGATAGTATAATACATTATAAATACAAGACCCACTACACATTTGTGGGTATTTTACACAACTCATTACACACACAGGAGGAAATATGAGTAAAACACCGTTTGAAATTCGCCTTGAGATTCTCGATATGGCGAAAGGCATCGTAATGGAAGACTATTACGCAAAGCAAAATTGGATTAGGGAGAAATGGGAGTTTGAATCAAGTACTGCAAGAGACACTGGCGGCGCTTTACCAAACAGACCAGAGAATCCTGAGTTTCCATCTTCAGAGCAAATTCTGGAGAAAGCAAAGGAGTTAAAAGCGTTTATCGATAACGCATAATTGCTTTGTAAAGAGAGTGTACTTTTCTACACTCTCTTCTTTAACCCCAAGAAAAGGAGCAAAATATGAAAGCACTACTATTGGCTTTAGTATTTTTAGCATCAGTATCAACATCAATGGCATCTACCACTCTGCCAACATTCAAAGAATTATCAGAATTAACAACAACATCACAAAAAAATTCAAGTAAGTCAGACTTATATTGGATGGCGATGAACATCTATCACGAAGCTGGCAATCAACCACTAATTGGAAAAATTGCTGTAGGCATTGTAACATTAAATAGGTTAAACGATAAAAGATATCCAAAAAACATCCGTGACGTAGTAACAGAACCACAACAGTTCTCTTGGTATAACACTAGAAGCGCAAATACTCCACCGACAAGCAATGCTCGATGGAGAGAATCATATGAAGTGGCAAAACTTCTATTGACAAAAGCGATAGGTAGTGATATAATTAAACTCTTAGAGGGTGCAACACATTTTCATGCAACAAGTGTTAAGCCAGATTGGGTCAACAAAGTGCATAGAGTTGCACAAATTGAAGGTCATGTTTTTTATCGTTTACCATAGAAAGTTACAATATGAATATTATGAAAAAGAAAATTGAAATGAAAACGTATCAGCGCAAGAACGGATATCCAGCATATTATTATGCAACGGAAACGGAGATGACTAATCCAAATTTCCGTTCTGCCAAACCAGCAGTCACTCTAACACAATTTGGACATTTCAGAAATGGTCGAATCACCTCAGTACGATTCTATGAATCTTAAAATTCTGACACAGAAAGAATTCGAAGCGGACATTAAGAAGATTCAACGTGATAAGTTTCCTATCACAATGATCGATGCTGTGTTGGAGTATTGCACAATCAGAAACGTTGAAGTTGAGACTGCCGCATCTTTAATTACACCTCGCATGAAGTCTGCTATTGAAGGTGAAGCAATGAAGTTGAAAATGATTGCACAAAAAGCTAGATTACCCATTGAGGTCGAAGACTGATGAAGATGGATGCTATAGACGCATACAAAGTTTATTTGGGAGTTAAGAATCATTTTACGCAAGACAGTTACGATTGGTTCAAGTATAACAAGAAAGTCAATGTCACATACGATTCTTTTTTGAAACGTAAAGACAAAATCTTTTTTGCTAAACTTGGCAATCGTAAAGATGCTTACTTAGAAGAATTTTTAGTTTCTAATTTTCTGCACGACACAAAAATGTGGGTCGGTGAACTTCTGTCTGAAGAGTGTGAAGAACGCTACAAAGAATGGAAACGTAGGCAAGAATCTTTGACGTATGTATTTAAAAATGAGATGGATTTTATTTCTGGATGGAAGCCAGATGAATTGAATGAATTTTTTAATGCTAAAGATGGCGATCACCCGCCAATCATAAAGAAGTATTTAAGAAAAGAAATTAGTCTTGAGACACTTGCAATATTGAATTCACTATTGCATTTTGTCAAAAGGT